GGCTGGAACGTATGCGGGCGGGCTGGGCGCAGTATTTCGCTAGCGTCAGGGCGGCAAAAGAGGTTCGCAGTTCGCACCCGGGTTCGCACGCCACTAACACATAAAAAGGTTTAACAATGGATTTGAATGTTCAGCAAATTGAGCTGGAGCAGCTGGTTCCCTATGCCCGCAACGCCCGCACACACAGTGATTCACAAGTGGCGCAGATTGCAGGATCGATTGCTGAATTTGGCTTTGTAAACCCTGTTCTGATCGGCGGCGATAACATCATTATCGCAGGCCATGGTCGTGTGATGGCGGCCAAGAAGCTAGGATTGGAAACCGTTCCGACCATCAAGTTGGATCACCTGACAGAAAACCAACGCCGCGCATTGGTTATTGCCGATAACAAAATCGCCGAGAATGCCGGATGGGATGAAGAATTATTGCGATTGGAATTACAAAATCTTGCGGATGAAGATTTCGATCTTGATCTGCTGGGCTTTGACGATGTGGAGTTGGATGATTTGTTGACATCACTGGATGACGATGAAGCAGCCGCACTTGATGAAAACATTCCAGAAGTACAGGAAAACCCTGTCAGCCGTACAGGCGATATTTGGATTATGGGTGAGCACCGTTTGCTCTGCGGCGACTCCACAAGCGAAGCCGACATGAAAAAACTGATGGCTGGGGAACTGGCCGACATGGTCTTTACCGATCCACCATACAATGTGAATTACGGCGACACAGCCAAAGATAAGCTGCGATCTAAAGGTGGAGCCAAAGCCGGGCGCAAGATTATGAATGATAATCTGGGCGATGACTTTGAAGCATTTTTAACCGCAGCCTGCAAAAATATGTTGGCTCATACCAAAGGTGCTCTTTACATCTGCATGAGTTCCAGCGAGCTGGATACGCTGCAAAGCGCCTTCCGCAATGCGGGCGGGAAATGGTCAACCTTTATCATCTGGGCGAAGAACACCTTCACCCTTGGCCGCTCTGATTATCAGCGCCAATATGAGCCCATCCTCTATGGCTGGAAAGATGGCAATGACCGCTACTGGTGCGGTGCGCGTGATCAGGGTGATGTCTGGTTTTATAACAAACCACAAAAAAACGACCTACACCCAACAATGAAGCCTGTTGATCTGGTGGTGCGCGGGATTAAAAATTCCAGCAAGACGCTGGATATTGTGCTTGATCCGTTTGGCGGTTCTGGCTCAACACTGATTGCAGCAGAACATACTGGGCGACAGGCGCGATTGATTGAGCTTGACCCTAAATATGTGGATGTGATTGTGCGTCGCTGGCAGGAAATGACCGGATTACAGGCAACGCTATCTGGTACCGATCAGGAATTTAAGGCTGTTGAAAAAGACCGCCTTGGCGGTAAGGCCGAAGCCTCACTGCCTGTGGAGGGCGAGTGAAGCTTCATGTAAGGCTTTGGCATCGCCAAGCAGCCGATCAAGATCAATAATAGAGCCGATGGCAGCGTTGCGATTGCCGTCATCCATGTAACCGCATCCCTCTTGTGCGAGGGCGGCAGCTTTTTCCAGCATATCACGCATGGCGTTCATGTTGGCTTGGATGGCGTTATTGATAACGGGATTTTGGTTGCTCATGCTTGGGTCTCCTTTTTCTCGGTTGGTTTGAGGTAATAACGGCGGTCGGGATCCTGTTTTTCTGAGCTCAGCTCAAAACCTTCGAGCTTTTTGATGACTCGGGATAAAACGCCGCGCACCGTGTGTTTTTGCCAGCCCGTCAGTTTCATCATCTCATCGATGCTGGCTCCTTCCTTGGTGCTGAGTGTGTCGATGATCTGAGATTGTTTGGTGGTCTTACTCATTACTTACCTTCTTTGGTGGCAGATTGTTGGCCCGCTTCATAAGCGGCTTCTAATGCGGCCTTGATGGACCAGACCGCGCAGTCGTGAAAATCGAGGCTATCGCTCTTGCGGGTCTCAAGGGTTTCAAGGTGCAGCTCGTCTTTGGCGATCTGCGCCAGTATTTGGTCTTTTTGGGTGTGTTTTATGTGGTTTGTCATGGTTGCTCCTTTGCTTGTTGACATGTTCATGAACGCTTGGAAACCAAGGATTATCAAGTCAATTCAAGGGATTAATCGAAGAATATGGGCGTATCGATCCGAGAATATGCAAGACAGCGCGGTGTCAGCGATACCGCCGTCAGAAAGGCACTGAAACAAGGCCGTATTACCGCTGAGCCTGATGGCACCATTGATGTAGAGCGCGCTGATCGGGAATGGTCATCCAACACGGCCAAGCCACAAACAAAGCGGCCTGTAAAGACCAAGCCAGTGCCTGCGGCTGCGGTGGAAGCGGTTGAAGAAACCTTGAAGGAAAGCGGCACCCCGTTTTCATCGGGTGGCACGACCTACATGCAGGCCAAAACCGCCAATGAGGTCTTAAAGGCGCAAACCAACCGGGTGCGCCTCAAGCAATTAAAGGGTGAGCTTATCGACCGCAATGAAGCCATTGCTCATGTGTTTCGGCTTGCGCGTCAGGAACGCGATGCGTGGCAAACATGGCCTGCAAGGATTTCAAGCCAGATGGCAGCAGAACTCGAGACCGATGCCCACCAATTACATGTGACGTTGGAGCGTTATGTCCGTGAACACTTGGAAGAATTGGGAGAGCTTAAAACACACTTCAAACACTGATGGATATGACGGCGCTTTGTACGATGGATCGCAAACACTTGAACAGGCTTGGTTTGAAGGATTAAAGCCCGATGCCTTTATGACCATTTCTGAATGGTCGGATGAATATCGTTTTCTATCCCCTAAATCCGCTGCCGAACCCGGACGCTGGCGCACAGAACGCACACCGTATTTGCGCGAAATCATGGATCAGCTCTCGCCCCATAAACGGGCGCAACGGGTTGTCTTCATGAAAGGTGCACAGATCGGCGGGACCGAGGCTGGCAACAACTGGATTGGTTACGTCATCCACATGGCACCGGGACCGATGATGGCTGTTGCGCCGACCGTGGAAATGGCGAAACGGAATTCTAAACAGCGTATTGATCCGCTTTTGGAAGATTCCAAGGAATTAAAAGCGCGGGTGAAGCCCGCACGCTCAAGAGATTCTGGCAACACCGTGTTGTCGAAAGAGTTTCCGGGCGGTGTTCTGGTGATGACAGGTGCGAATTCGGCTGTAGGACTGCGGTCCATGCCTGCGCGGTATCTGTTTATGGATGAAGTGGATGGCTACCCCGGCGATGTCGAGGGTGAAGGTGATCCAATTTTGCTGGCAGAACGCCGGAGCGCCACATTTCAGGGGCGACGTAAGGTTTTTCTTGTGAGTACACCAACATTGAAAGGATTATCGCGCATTGCCCGGGAATTTGACCATTCAGATCAACGTTATTTCCATGTTCCTTGCCCTCATTGCGGGCATGAGCAGCCCTTAAGGTTTTCACAGCTCCGCTGGGCTGAAGGCAAGCCTTCGGATGTGACGTATGAATGTGAATCTTGCGAAGAACTGATCGCAGAGCATCACAAAACAGAGATGCTTGCCAAGGGTCAGTGGATGGCAACCGCCAAAGGTGATGGACAGACGGTAGGTTATCACCTGTCTTCCCTTTACAGCCCGGTCGGCTGGTTTAGCTGGTCAGATGCAGCGGCCATGTTCGAGCAAGCCAAGGAACATCCGGAGTTGATGAAAAGTTTCGTCAACACGGTGCTGGGTGAGCCTTTTGAAGAAGAACATGAAGCGCCAGACTGGGAACGACTTTATGCGCGGCGGGAAACTTACGCGCAGGGTGTTGTGCCCAAGACAGGGTTATTTCTAACCGCTGGTGTGGATGTCCAAAAGGACCGCCTTGAATGTGAGGTGGTTGCTTGGGGCCGCGATAAACAAAGCTGGTCCGTTGATTATATCGTGCTGGATGGTGATACCGCCCGCCGCGATGTGTGGCAAAAACTCGAAGATGTCCTGCGCCGTGACTGGCCGCATGAAACTGGACATACCATGCCCATCCGGGTCATGGCGGTGGATTCCGGTTATGCCACACAGGACGTTTATGCATGGGCCAAAGGCCACCCCCAAGCTGTTTGGGGTGCTGGTGGTGCCAGAGCCAGCCAGCCGCGCACTGTCGTGGCGATCAAAGGTCAAGATCGGGATACGGCGCTGATTTTAAGCGTATCGAAAGCTGATGTTGGCGGTCGCAGGCGCGGTCTTAGGGTGTGGAATGTTTCCGGCCCGGTGGCCAAGGTTGAACTTTACCGCTGGCTGAAACTGGACTGGCCATCAGAGACTGAATTGAAAGACGGCATGCCATATCCGGCAGGAAGCTGTCACTTTCCGCAATATGCGGAAGAATATTTCAAACAGCTGACGGCTGAGAAGCGGATTATCCGAGTGCATCGCGGTTATCCCCGCGCTGTGTGGGAGAAAGACCCCACCCGCAATAATGAGGCGCTGGATTGCCGGGTGTATGCCCGCGCCGCCGCCAGTATTTATGGATTGGATCGTTTTTCAGAGCGCCATTGGCTGCAGCTGGAGGAAGTCTTGGGCAAACCTGTGCCAACGGCGAAGATTCAAACCCAACCAACAGAAACAAAGGAACCAACGGCTTTGAACGAGCGCTTGAAACAGCGCCCCGTTCAGATGGCTGACGATCCGTATTTGTAAGGAGCAGCAATGACAGATTTGGCCACATTACAAAGCCGCTTATGCGAAGCCGAAAACGCATATCACCTGCTGATGACAGGTGGCAAAGAAGTCTCGGTCAATATCGGCGGCTATGGCGCGGTCACTTATCAGACGGCAGATGCGCCCAAGCTTGAAAAATACATTGCCCATTTGAAGCTGGAAATCAGGCGCAAACAGGGAGGTTCCGGTCGCAAGGCAATTTATGTGGAGTTTTAAACATGACAAAAAGCAATGGTCAGCCAGATACAGCACATCGGGCAGCGTCTCTCTCTGCCAGAGAGTTGGCATCATGGCTGCCACCTGCCGGATCTGCCGATAGTGACTTAATCCCTGAGCTTGGCACCTTGGTATCACGCTCACGCGACCTTGTTCGCAATCACGGCGTTGCCTCCGGTGCGTTTCAGACCCTGACGGATAATGTTGTCGGTACTGGGCTGCGATTGGCAGCGCAACCAGATTACAAGTCGCTGGGCAAAGACAAAGAATGGGCAGATGAATGGTCGCGCCATGTGGAATCTTCATGGCGCAGCTGGGCCGAAACCACGGACTGTGACGCGGCAAAGTCCCTGACTTTTGCTGGATTAACATCGCAAGTGTTCCGCTCATCCATGCTCAATGGTGAAGCCTTGGCCGTGCCGCTTTGCTTGAAAGAGCGTCGGTTCTCAACAGTG